GAAGCAGAAACTACAACATATACACCATCGGTAGTTGCTGAAGGAGTAGGTAAATTAGATCCAACTGCTAAACCAGCCGCAATACCAGCAGATGTTGTAGCAGCCATTTGACTGGTGCTTGCATTAAACGTTCCACCAAAGACAAGACTTCCTTTTGTAAGTGTTGTTATTGCTTGCCAAGCGTTTCCATCCCAAATGAATGCATCCTCAGAGACAGTATCAAATAATATTTGTCCATTAAATTGTGCTGTTGGATAACCACTCTGAGCTATAGATTGAAATATTGCTGTTGAAGCATTGCTTAATTTTGTACCATCAATAGAATCATTAGCTATCCTTGCAGCATCTAGACTTCCACTTGTTATTTTACTTGCAGCAAGACTAGGAATTTGAGCAGCAGTAAGTGCCGCACCTGCTGTAACTACACCTTTATTACTAACAGTAACTGATTGATATGTTCCAGCAGTAACTCCACTTGTTGAAGTTGTTAATCCACCACTACCATCGACAGTTAAACCTCCTCCAGATGTAATTTGAACTGCACCTTTTGCACTGGTTGTAGAAACAGGAAGATCTGCTGCTGTTAAAGCTGTGGCAGCGGTTATCATTCCTTGAGCATTGAAAGTTATCCCACTAACTGTCGCGCCAGTAATACTATTTGTTAGAGATAAAGCACCAGTCCCAGTAACACTTAATCCAGCACCAATAGATACACCACCAACAGCACTAGCTGTCGCTATAGGAAGATCGCTGGCTGCAAGTGCTACCGTTGAGGTAATAAGCCCTTGAGCGTTGTAGCTAATTCCAGATCTTGTTGCAGCAGTTACAACATTATTGATTCCTAAATTTCCACTGGCTACATTTAATGACCGATCAAGATTTGATGTATTTAACTTTGCTGGTGTAATTGTACCGTCAGCAATCTTTCCAACAGTGACAGCACCTGCTCCAAGCTTTGCTTCAACTACTGCTCCTGTTGCTATGGCTCCACTATCAACTGCATTATTAGCTAAAGCTGCTGCATCAACAGCATTTGCTGCAAGCTTTGCACTTGTAACTGCGTCGTCTGCAATCTTTGCCGTAACAACAGCATTATCTGCAATTGTGGAACTACTTAACGTTCCAGAAAGTTTTGCTGCTGTAATCGCTCCATCAGTAATCTTATCTGTAGTAACTGCGTTATTTGCTATCTCACTTGCAGTAATTGCATTTGCCGCAATATTTCCAGCAACAATTGTATCTGTAGCTATTTCAGTACTTGTTACAGCACCACTAACAATAGAAGCTGTGTCAACTGCATTATCAGCTAACTCACTAGCTGTTACGGAATTTGTTCCTAACTGAGTAGAGGTAACACTTCCACTTGTTAACTTCGCACCAGCAATATCACCATCACTTAAATTTAATTTTGCATAAGCAATCGTTGTATTCGCAATTTTTGCATTAGTAACAGCAGCATCAACAATCGCATCTGTATCTACTGCATCATCTGCTAACTCAGAAGCCCCTACAGCATTTGCACCAATTTCACTTGCGGTAACTGAATTAGCAGCCAGCTGAGTAGAAGTAATTGTTCCATTAACTAAATTAGAACCAGTGATTGTTGTCGCTGCAATCTTCGCTCCTGTAACGGCAGAATTAACAATGGAAGCTGTATCTACAGCGTCATCCGCTAACTGTGCTGCACCTACTGCGTTATTAGCTATCTGTGTTGTTGTTATTGCACCTGCACCAATCTTTGCACTAGGGATATCTCCATCAGCAAGATTTAATTTTGCATAAGTGATCGAACCATCTACAACTTCATTTGTCCCTACAGCGTTATTTGCAATCTTTGCATTGGTAACAGCATCAGTTGCTAATTCTGTTGAGGTAACAGCACCTGTCGCTATCGCAGCAGTGTCTACAGCATCATCAGCTAGTTCACTTGCTGTTACAGCATTAGTAGCTATCTGTGTTGAACCAATTCCACCTGAAGCGATTTTCGCCCCAGGAATAGAACCATCAGCTAAATTTAATTTTCCATAACTAATCGTTGTATTTGCAATCTTTCCATCTGTAACAGCTAAATCAAGAATTGCATTTGTATCAACTGCGTCATCCGCTAATTCAGAAGCACCAATAGCATTTGCTGCTATCTGTGTTCCAGTAATAGTATCGTTAACTAACTTTGATCCAGTTATTGTTGTATTAGCTATTTGTGTTGCAGTAACACTTGCACTGGTTAACTTTGCTCCTGCTATATCACCATCACTTATTATTATTTTTGAATAAGGAATAGACGCAGAGTTTAATTTTGCACTTGTAATAGAACCATCGACAATAGCGTCTGTATCAACTGAATTGTCTGCTAATTCACTTGCTCCTATTGCATTAGGTGCTATCTCATCTGCAGTAAGAGTATTTGCTGCAATTTGAGTTGCAGTAATCGTATCGTTAACAAGATTAGAACCAGTAATTGTTGTAACAGCAATCTTTCCTCCAGTTACCGCCCCATTAACTATTGCATTACTATCTACAGCATCATTAGCTAGTTCACTCGAACCAATAGCATCAGCAGCTATTTGCGTTGCAGTTAATGAATTAGAACTAATTTTTGCTCCTGCTATATCGCCATCAGCAACCGTAATATTTGAAAAAGCAATAGCACCTGAAGCTAATTTCGCACTTGTAACAGCACCATCAACTATTGCATCTGTATCAACAGCATCGTCGGCTAATTCAGACGCGCCAATGGCATTTGCTGCTATTTGTGTAGTTGTAAGTGTATTGTCTGCAACCTGTGCAGCTGTAATCGTTTTAAGAACAAGATTCGATCCAGTAACTGTTGTTGCAGCTATCTTTGCTCCAGTGATTGCTGAATTAACGATTGCACCTGTATCGACTGCATCATCTGCTAACTTGGCAGCAGTAACAGCATTAGTAGCTAATTGACTAGAAGTGACACTTGTACTTGTTAGTTTGCCTCCAGGTATATCTCCATCACTTAAATTTAATTTTGCATATGTAATTTCACCATTATTTATTTTTACATTTGTAACTGCGTTACTTGCTAATTTATCTGTTGTTATATTTAAATCAGCTATTTTTGCTGCTATGACTGCACTTGTAGCAATAGCGGCAGTATCGACAGCATTATCAGCTAATTCACTTGAACCTATAGCATTAGCAGCGACAGCATCAGCAGTAACAGAATCTGTCGCAAGCTTATCTGCATTTATTGCATCATTTTGAATTGTCGCTGTTGCAACTGTATTAGCAGCAAATGGACCAGCAACTTTTGCAGCAGGAATATCTCCATCGTCGATAAACGTGACACCAGCAGCAATTAAATCTTTAACACTGACCTTCTTTGTTTCAGAAGCACTTATATCAGCCAGAGCAAGTGGATCTGTACCTTGAACACCTGCCTCCTGAATTTCGGGCAGATTACTAATCTCAAGATCTGGCATGACTACCTAAAATAAAAAAACCAATGCCTTTATACTAAGGCTGATCCAATAATATAGGATCTCCACCTTCTTGAAGAATTTTGTATTGATCTTCTTGAAGCAACGCACCAGGAGCAGCACCTGTTGCTAATGTAATATCTCCATTTGTTATAAAGTCAATCCTTGTAGTGATTTCAGCCGCTGCACTAACCTCAACAGCAACATTCGTTACGACACAATTAGTTTCGTACCAAACAGTATTAGAAGTTGTATTAGGGTCTTTATAAATATAAAAACGAGCTGAAAAATCTGCTCCTTGCTCTAATCGAATTGCTAATTGAGCTAAATAGAAACAAAATTCAGGATCATTTGTATTTGTTTTATCCGCTAAAACTGAAGAATGTTCCCAAAAACAATCTAAAGTGCCTTGTCCAGAAATTAATCCTGCCTCATATTGCTTTTTAAATTCAGCACCTAAAGAAGTTGTATCAACTTGCTCTCTATTTGTACTAATTTCAAAATTTCTAACAGTAGCTAAATGCCTAAATCGAGAATTAGTTGTTTGAATTGTTATTGCTTTTGAAGCACTTGGCGTTACAAGCGTTTTTGCATCTGCAATTCTTCCTGTAATAGAAGCAGCAAAATCATTATATAAACGAACACCACCTAACTGATCAACAAAAGCATAAGCAGTTACGTCTGGATAATTATGACCACTAACAAGTTCTAAATTACTACCATCAACTGTTGCTATTTCGATCCTATCTCCTGTAATAATGGAGCGTCTTGCACCATCAACAGAAAATCTTTTATTGTTTACGTTGACATCAAAAGGATCTAATGTTGAATTTAAAGCAGCAAGTAAACTATCTCTTTTAATTTCAACATCACCGTTTTGACCAAAATAAATGGCCACAGAATTAAGTTGCTAATAAATTAGAACTACTAAGTGGAGCACCATTAGCTTCCCAACTAAAATCAACAGAAGAAACTTCACCAACTGAACTACTCATTCCGATAGAAGTAATCCAAGCACTAAAAACAAGAGAACGAGGACTTGATCCGTCTTTTAAAATACACTCAATAGTAACTTCAGTTGATTCAGTATTAGAACCATCTCCTCCAGTTGAACCTTCACTTTCTCTTATAGCAGCAGCTAGCACTTTATTTAATTTTGAATCACCTCCAGCTGTGTCTGTGTAGTAATAAGCTCTTGCACTACCTGAATAACTTCTTAATCCATTATGCAAAATTCTGTCTGTGTCTCCCATTGAAGTTGATTCAATGACTGCCATCGACATCGTAAAATCCCAACTTTGCAACTTAGCAATCTCTACAGTGTCAACCTTTAAAGAACCATCTTTTCCGCTATAAAATTTTGCCACGACTCAATCTTAAAAACAATGTCATTATTCTATACGAATTATGGCTAAGGAGCATCCAAACAAGCAACAAATGAACAACTAACATTACTTCTGCCTTTAAAAACACTCGTTACAGTTGGAGGCCCAGCGTAACGCCACTTCAAACCACTTGTATTTTCTTGAACATAATTAGCAAGAGTGTAATTCCCTATCCCTACTGTTCCGTTTGAAGAATTAAAAGTTACATAATCCCAATCAGAGTTTACATTTTCATAATTAGCTAGAATTAAAGCAGCCTCTTGATCAGAAATATTAGAAAACCCTAATTGCAATGTGGCATTAACTCGTTTATTACCAAAACGCAAATGTGTCTTTGTACCGTCTAACGATTCAAAATCTGTACTTGGATACGTTCCAGGTGAATAGCTTCTAGAACTTGGTTTTATTCCTGTTGGGAATGCTTGTGCTGATGTCATTTAACTTTCTACAATAAAACGAGAACCATCGTTCCACCCATCCAATATAGCTAACCTACCGTCAGAAGTTAAAGGTGAATACGATCCAGAAAGTTCTATTAATCCATCCTCACCAAACGTAATACTTTCAACTTTGTAGCATTGATCAGAAGCTTTTTCTTCCTTAATCGTAAACAAAGAATTTTTGTACTTTGCAGGTAATTTACTATCAGAAGTCCAATTAGAAAAATTATAACTATCTTCTTGGACAACCGATTCCGTAGTATTCCACCAATAAAAATTCTTAGGTTGAGTTCCACTTGCTAATTCACTTATATCTTTACAAACAATTTTTCCATCATCAAGAATTGCACCGTTATTAAATCGTTGGACATGCTGAGTCGTTGAAAAAACTCTTATATAATCACCAGGCTTAACACCATTTATATAATGAGGAGCTGTTTTAAATGTAATAGTATGATCTACTTTATCTCTATTACTTAAAATATATTTTCCAAACATCATTGCATGAGTTGGACTCGTACAAAAACCACTTAAATCAAATGTTTCTAATGGATCATTTGTATAATCTGCTCCCAAAAGACGCACTATTAAAGATTTCTTTTCAGAAAAACCATTTATTTTTTCTTTTCTATAAATAATATTTGCTTGAAATGTTTGTCTATCTTCAGGGCTAAGAAAAGCTACATTTAAATCTTTGATATTACCATCAGTAAACAGTGCTTTAATTGTTGGTTTTCCGTTGTAATTTATTGAATGATCGTAATTAAAAGGAACAGCAGGATATAAACTAAACTGTCCTCCAATAATTGTAAAATCTAATAAACAATAAGTAGCTTGTTCAAATATAAATTCTCTTAAATTAATTTTATTTGAGATAACTCCGTCCCAAAATAAATTATTAGCCTTGCAAAATTTTGCTGCAACAGTCATGCTTGGTTCGTTCACTGAACTTTCATTAATTACTGCTCCAGCTCCTATTTTTTCGTCTGTTAATAACGTATAAGCAATCTCTGGAAATAAACTTGTTGCTTCTTTAGGAGGTGTTCCAGGCCAAGGATACGGTCCAAGAGAATTTGGAACTAGTTTTTTAACCTTAATTCCTTGTTTAAAGAAAGCAGAAAACTGACTAAAGTTTGTCCATTCTTTTGAACTATTTATCCTTAGTCCTGCATACGCTAAATCTGAATATGTTGCAGGATTGCCAAGGCTACCACTCCCTTCTGTTTTAACTATTTCATTGCAATATGTAATTTGATGTTCTGGACCTTGCAAATGACTAGATTGATCTCCTTCAAATTTCCAATAATCAGCAGCAGCATCAAATAAATTTAATTCTAACTCAATTGATTTTTCAAGAACGTTTGAAATTACAACATCTCTTAGCTGTTCAGGAAAAATTGTACTGTTAGAATTATCTGGATCTACTTGTGCAGGTATTCTAACTCTGTCACCTGCAATATAATTTTGACCTCGTGAACCATTAAGACTCCACTCTGCATAAACTTCTGTTCTTGCTGTATTTGCCCAAACGTTTAAAAGTACTTGTAAACCATTACCTCCTTCTGAAACTATAAGATTATTATTTCCATCTGTATTAGCAGTAGTAACAAGTCTATTTTCAATTACAGGAGATACATTTTGCCATTCATCTTCTATTTTTCTAACGTAATAAAAAGTTTGAGTAACCCCAGGCCACATTACAACATCTTTATGCCCACATGGATAACCCTCAGTGTCAGCGTTCGTAAGATTAGGATCAACTATAGGAATAAATTTACCTCCTCTTCCATCCTCTGTTGTGTAATGCAATTCAACTCCAGAAATAGTTTTTCCCCCTCCATGTGCATCAATTAAATTAGTGCTAGAAGTTGGAAGTTGTTTGATTTCTGGCCATGCTCCACTACTAATACCATACCCTTGTCTATTGTCTGTTACATTTTCTTTATCTATATAAAGTTGAAAAGTTGAAACACCATTGCTAGGACTATTTTTAAATTGAATCATTACTGTATCAGGACTATCATTAGGCACCGTAAACGGATTACACATTGCTCTTGTAGGATTTAGAGCAGCTTTCCAAAATAATTTGGTCCATTGAACTGTTGAAATTTTGTTCTGAGGAAGATTTGCTGCTGTTATGTAAGAAGGAGAAGCATAACTACTACTACCTTTTAATTCTGTAACACCACTTGGCATACTTCTTCTTGCCTTACTTTCTTCTCCTAGAGACCATTCAGTATTACTTAATTTAGATTGTGTTAAAGAGTAATCTTTTCTACCTGCAAATTTAACTATATAACCTTCATCGTTAAATTGCTTAATATCACTAACATCTGTTGCTCCAGTTGCATTTAATAAGTTTACATAAACTGTTGTATTAGCAATAACTTCTTTAATAACATCATTTCCAGGCCAAGGAAAAAATCTATATTCATATTGTTTATAAGGATGATCTATTCTTACATAATTATATTGAAATTCAGGAGTATTACCTCTAACACAAAATAAACCAAGATGATTTGCTGTTGATGGAGCTAAAGTATGCCAATCATTACCTGTCCCTGCTTCTCTTATTTGTAATTTAAAGAAACTATATCTAGTAATATATTTATTTACATTTCCTAAAGTAAGTGTAGATCTATCATTGTAAATAGTATCAAGTTTATCTTCTGATGGTTTGCTATTAACATTAGCAAAACTCATTTGTTTAAATACTTTTGACTTCAAACCTATTTCCGTTATATGGCAATTTCTATTATCAGAAACAGTTCCTAAATTAACTTTTTGAAGAACATATCTTTGAGCAGGTTCATATAATAAATAATCATCTCCATCATATTGTTCATAATAATATTTACTATCTTTTACTTGGAAGAAATCCCCTGTTGCTCTACCTTCCCTACCATCTTTCCATTTAGGATTTTGCAAATGAATATTAAGATCAGCATTAAGAGCACATTCATATCTGCCTTCTTCTAAAACTTTTAATTGATATTGTCTAGTAAAGGAATTTTCACCTGCTTCCCAAGGTTGTCCAGGCCAAGCTTCGTTGGCTACCCAAGTGCAACTAACCAATGCTGTCCCTGCTAAATATTGTTCACCTTCTACTATGTAAGAATCAGTTGATTCTCTAATTGTTTTACTAATAGAATTAACATCTTCAACACCATGGGCTTTATAATAATCTTCGTCTTGTTGATACGCATTTGAATCAGCAAGTGTCCCTCCTACTACTTGATAAGTTAAATATGTATCAACAGAAAGATTACTATTACCTGCTTTTTGAGAAGAATTACCACCATCAACAAAACCAGCTCTAACAGGCCATTTGGCTAAGTTTTTCCTTCTTTTTTCATATGTAATTCTTGCTGCTGGCCTATTATCGTCATTCAAGTTACTTGGGGCACGTACTAGTTCATAAGGAAGCCTAAAATAAGTCAAATTAGGCATAGAATTACTTAACCCAAAAGTTGCTTGTGTTGTAGGATTTCTTGCCCCAGAAAAATGCTTTAAATTATCAATTTTAAAAATATCATCAGAAAAAGCACCTCCGTTAGTTTGAAAAGGAATATTTAGACCACTACCGAAGTAAACAAAATCTCTAGATAAATAAATTTTTTCAGCTTGATAGTTTTCTATTAATAAATCACCAATGGCATATCCTTCGTAATCAGGTTTTTGAGCTATTTCACCTAAAGAAAACAAAGCAAGTATTTTTAATTGCTGAAACCGACCCAAGCTAACAAGTTGTGACCACATTAATTGTGAGTTAACTCTTACTCCACCACTTGAATTTTCAGATGTATTTGTAAAAACAAGAGGAATTACATCACCTAAATTTGCTAATTCTTGAACACTGTTAAATGAAAACTGAGGAGCAAAACGCTTAAGACCTGCCATATCAGCAGTTCTTTCGTTTGTCCCTTGCTTCATGCTTGGGGGTTTAGGTGTTAAAAGATATGCAACAACACTTAAAGCAACACCAACAACAAACTGTCCTAAAAGTGTTAATGCACCAGCATTTGCATACGGAATAGCGACGACTAAAGGACCATTCGCTATCTCAGGAACTAAATCATAAGCTTCAGGTCGTTCTTTTACCTTTGCAGCTACACCTTCTAAAAATTGAAAATATTCTTCTTCTGTTAATCCAAGTGCATTACAGAGATCGGCTTCCGTTGGAAGTAACACCCTGCGAGCAAAAGGGCTTCTAGCGGCGACCAAATCACCACCTGGCCTTCTAATGTCTTTCGGTAACTTAGCCATCCTTCCTCGTAAAAAGCTGCCATGCCATAAGAATCATCTTCGCTATGACATAAACCAATTGTTCCTAGTTTAGGGGGTGATTCAACTCCCCACCGATTTAATTCTTCAAAAAAGATACTATAGTCTTTTCTCTTTAACCTTCGATACCAATTACGCTCCCCTTTTGGAACAGTAAAACCATAATGACCCAATACTGTACGAACCAAAGACAGGCAATCTCCTGTTCCATGCTTAGCAGGATCAGACCCTAAACGATATTCAAGTCCTATTAATTCGTAAGGCTTCAAAGATTTTGTAATTGACCTGTTAAAGGAAGATGAGAACACCTACTTTTAGTAAGTGTTTGTTGTGGAGCGTTAGCACTTACAGCATCAATAGCAGAACTTAATAACAATTCAATTGATTCTGGATCGTATCTCATACCAGCAGCCAACCAATATTCACCAGTTAATCTGCCTCCATTTTTTGCAGCAGTATCTTTATTAAAATCAGTTGTCATTAAAAAAGTTTCAACTTGTATGTAATATTTCTTTTCTACAAATTCTTTAACATAAGACATACTTAAAGGATTGTTAGCAAGGATGATTGAAGCTTCTAAATTATCTCCTGACCTATTCATTGCTGCTCCTTGATAGATAAAAGACAAATAATCATGTCCAGCAACAGCAGTATGTTTTCCATTTTGGAATCTCCTCCATACTGATCCAGTTTTAGTTTGAACAGTAACAAAAGCAGTTAAAGCAACAACAGTCATTACATTCCTAACCTCGATCTAGCACTTCTACTATTTCTTAGTGTAGACAAAGTTCTATTTTCTCCAGCTCTAGCACCTTGAGATGTTGCAGTTGCAATGATTTGTCCTACAGCAGACTTAGGAACAAACTCTTCAGAATTGAAGTTCAATATAGGCCCAGAGTAATTAACAGTAGTAGAACCTCCTGCACCGCCACCTGCATAAGACGAACCAGTGCCAGGAATTACAGCTTCACCTCTAGCACCTGCTGAGTAGCGTTGCATACTTAAAGCCATCTTTGATGCAGGAATAATGTATTCGTCCTCTCCCGCCTCTCCCACGAGTCCTACGGTTGGTCTAGTTGCGTATCCACCAGAAGCGAATGGCTTGATGCCGTTAGCAACATAACCTCCTTCTGCCATAGGCAACATATTTGTAATTGCTGCTTTCAAGTACATACTTGCAATTGATTTAGCAATACCAGCTAACGATTCACCTAATGATTTAGTTCCATCAATCAGACCTTGTACTGCACTTGTTAATCCACTAGCAATTTTTTCTTTTATATCTTCCCATTTTACTTCTGTTTTTCCTGTTTCATTAGTTAACGATTTTGTTAGGCCTAATGCCTCTGTTAATTTAGTATTATTTTCTCCTAATATTTTGGCTATTTCAAGAAGAGCTTTTCTTCTTTTTTCTATTTCTTCTTCACTTTTACCCTCATTTTTAGCAGTTGCAAATGCTAATTCTGCTTCTACTGCTTTTAACTCTAAATATTCTTGTGTTTTATTAAACTTTTGTTCAATACCTGCAAGTTCTTTTGCTAATTCTTTATTAATTCCTTCTGACATTAACTCTTTTATTCTTTCATTTGCTGCTACTTCTTCTTTTTTATCTTTTAATAAAGCGTCAGTTGAAGCTGTTAATATATCTGCTTCAGTTCTTATTTTTTGACGAATAGCAAATAATTTTTCATCTAAAGTTAATTCTTGCGTTTTATCTGTTAAAAATCTTTTTCTACTTCCTTTAACCTTGCCCAAAGATTCTCTACGCTCAATTAAACTTTGAGCTTCTTCATTTCCTTGTAAGGCAGAAAACCTTACTATTTGTTTTGCTTCTCCTTTTTCTAGTGCGTTTTTAGCTCCTGTTATTTGAAGAATAAAGTTACCAAAACCTGCTGCTAATGCTTGCAATCGTGTACCTAAGAGAGCAAACGCTCCACCCATTAGCCTTGCACTTTCACCAAATTGTTGAAGAGCTTGAACACCTCTATCTCCTACTTCAAGTGCCATTATTTTCATCGCTGCGTTAAATGCAGCAGTCTTTCCTTTTGTCTGCTCTATTAAATTTAAACGAGCTTCTTGCACAGAACCTTGCATTCCCATTGCTTCTGTAACAGCTTTTGTGTCTTGAACAAATGGCCCCATAGCTTTTCCTAGCTCTGAAGCACCTTGAATTAATCTGTCTATTAAACTTCCTAAATTAGTACCAACTAGAGATAAAGCAAAACCAAACTGTCCTCCCATTAAACCGCCTAGTCCACCACCTAAAGCACCACCAGCAGCAGCTCCAGCACCTTGACCAAATAGCAATGGGAAAGCTCCACCAATCATTGCACTTGCTCCAGCATTTTTTAAACTTTGCTGTCTTTGTCTACCCCGACTAACTCTTAACTGTCTGTCTTGTCTTCTCTGTCTTCTTTTCTGTTCTAAAAAAGATTCTTGATAAGCAGAGGACACTTGTGGCCCCTGCATAATTGGAGAACTCGGAGCACCAAATCGTTCTGCATTAATACTAAAGTCTCTAAATCCAGAACCTACTTTTCTTTGTTCTCTAAGTTTTAATATAATTTGTCCTTTAGCAACTTCTTCGTTCAACATCTTTAAATTCTTAGCCCTAAAATTTAACTGTTTATTTATCTGATCTGTTTTTTTAAGCTCCATTCTTTCTAAAGCTTTTTGCAGCCTTAATTCGTCTTGTTGAGCTTGAATACTTCTTTGTATTTTTTCTGCAACTGGAGCACTTTGACCTCCAAAAACACCAGATGCCGCACCTGGCCCTATTGGGCCTCCATATTGTGTTCTTTCTCTTATTCCTGCTCTAGCAAGACCAGCAACTCTGTCAGACTCTTTTATTTTTGCTACTAGATTGGCTCGTTCTTTTAACCCTTTATTTAATTCTTTATTGGCATCTATATATCTTCTTGCCGCAACAGTGGCCTCATCAGTACCTAAAGCAACTTGATTAAAATTTTTAACCGCTAAACTAGTTACAGAATTTAAGTTATTTATACTTCTTACTACACCTTCGGAATTAGTAGAAAAAGCTTTTAAAAATACATTTAAAGAATCTACAGCTTTGGCACTATCTTGTATTTTATTTTTTAAATGAGCTAAATCATTAGCACCTTTTACTGCTACTTCAATGCTGGTTTTATAAGCCACGATTTTTAAAGACAAGCATTACGCAACAGTCTAGCGGAGTCTCTTCGCCCTATCTATTTCTTTCTGTTGATCTTCGTTAAGAACTTGGAAATAAGAACTCCACCCAAGTATTTCTTCTAACGTCATTTGTCTAACTTCTGCAAGAGACTTCCCTAACTCTTTAGCAATGCCAAATTGAAGCATTAACAAGTTATCTTTCCGAAGCTCTGCACTTAGAATTTTGGGTCAATAGGCTCTTCATCGTCACTAATAACAGCAAGCATTAATTTCTGTAAATCTGCATCTCTCACTTCATTTTTTAGTACATCTATCTCGCCTAAAGCAAACAAACGCTGTCCGTTTTCATCTTGTGCTTTTGTCATTAACAAACGTAGTGCAAACTCATTAGCATCATCTCCTTTTGCTCCTTTTTGTGCTCTTTCTCTTTCTGCCATTGTTAAAGGAGAAACCCACATTTCAAATACTGTTCCATCAGTTAATTCGACTTCTTTTTTTGTTGATTCTAAATTTGCAGCCTTCTTAAGTCGATCTATTGCTCTTAACGGTGATCGTGTAGATCTAGGACTAGATGTCATGATAAAAATTTATACATTTTTATTCTAACCTAATAGACAAGAAAAAACCCCGCACAAGGCAGGGCTTCTGGAACATTCCGATTCCGTTCTTATTATGAACGACTAAAATCAAATGTTGGAACACCAGCAGGACGGAAGTTAACTGTTACTGCTTGTGCATCATCAGGAGTAACACCTAAAGAAGCAGA